TATGTATATACGCCTCAAGTCCGAAGATATGATATTCTCCGCTCTTTTCCCCCCCGGATAATAAATCTTGAACTTCACCCTTTGAAAACAACGGCCTCCCCTTTGACGTTTTATAATAGGTTTTATTCACGCGGGCCGCCGCGCCGCACTTTCCGCAGATATTAGAATTTTCCTCAATCGTGGTAAAATTCCTTTGATAACATTCCGTGCAGTAGCTTTTGTGTGTGACTTCCCGCAAGTGCTCCGGGATCAAGGCACAAGGGCCCTCAACAAAGAAACTATTATGATACCCCACAAGAAAAAGACTTTCGTCCCCGTACTCTTCCGGGCTTTGCGCGTCATCGTCCGGCATGATCTTAATGGTAAAACTTCCTCTTTCCTCTTCGTGTACTGTTTCCATGGTTTTTCCCTCCTGTTTTCTACTGGTTTTTAAAATACTTTTTTATACCCCTCGTATTCCGCCTTGGCAATCGTTAAAGCGTTTTCAAGGAATGATTTTCCCTTTACGGTCTCAATGTATTTCAATTTCAGCACGTTCCCTATAATAACATCAATTAAATGTTTTTCTTTTTTCTTTGCCATAACAATACCCTCCGCTTTTGTTAAAATGATAATATTGTAATCATGAAAATATACATCCCGACGACAAATAAAGCAATCCCACAAACCTCTATTAAATGATGTTTAATTCTGTAATTCATGTTTTGTGCCTCCTGTTTCCGGTTCGATTCATACTATAAATATACACCCATTTTTAAAACGTGTCAAGTGTTTTGTTCATTTATTTCTAAGAACGTGCGCTTTTAGGGCTAAAAAGCGTACATATTATTGTTAACTACAAATATTTTGAGCACTTGAAATGTCGTCTCATTTACCGTTCTAGCTTGTTCATTCGTTTAATGGTTCGACAATGAAATGTATGCTTATTTATAGGACGGTTACTTATTTAAGAACGTACAGCGGGAAAAGACGAATGTACATTTGAAAAAGGTCAATGAGACGACAATTAGAGGTTGTTATATTTGGAAATGGCGTTTTTGGGGTTGTGAGAGGGTGAATTGTTGTAAGTCCTCCGGTTTATGTGTGCCACGATTGCGGGGCTCGCGGGGCTTGCCGGGTGTATATAGGGAAGGGGTGATTTGGTATTTTAATTATGTACTCATTACCCTCTAAGATTTAGATAATAATGTAATTATATAGCTGTAGGGCTGTATGGTGGGGCTGTAGCTGCGTGTGCATTCCTGTAAGTTGCGGGCCTAAAAAATACGTTGTTAAAATATTTTACATTATGATAATGAGACTACACTCCCATGATGCGTGATCCCCATGCCCCGCACTCATGGAGAAATTAAAAAGCACCCCCACCCCTATCAAATATTGAGGCCGGGCGAACCAGGTCCACCACGCCCGCTGGATATATTATGTGATTTTTTTAAATTCGTTTCGGAACCCGTACCCCACGCCACCCCCGCCGTAGCTATACCTTAGCTATACCCGCACACGAAAGTATAGCCGTTTCAAAAAATAAAAAATAAAAAAAATCGTTGACATGCAGCCCTTTTATGTGGTACCATTCTAGTAATAAGACAACAAACCAACAAACAGGAGGTAAAGATGTTTCATGTTAAAGTTGTAGGACAGTATGTTGCCCGCTCAGGGGTGATGGAGAAAGAGAAGGTGAAAAAGAATTACGAGATTGAAGGTAATATCCCGACGGTGACTGCTGCTTTGTCTGTCGTCAAGAACAAGTTACTTGCTCCCGCTCTGGCTAAGAAGTATCCTGACTACGTAACTTATCTCACTTATAACATCGTCGAGATCGTGCCGTTGGATGAAAAGTCAAAAGCCAGTATGCGTAAAGTAGAGATCAGTTTCATGGACAGAGCGACGATCATTGATTATGTGAAGGACAATGCTCTTCCTGTCCAGGTGGAGTATTATCCTAATCTATTCCGGTTGCGTGAAGCTGTGCAGTTGGCTAAGGAAGACCCAAAGGGTTATAAGAAGCAATTCGCTTTGAGGGAACCTGACCTGCGTCTTGACCTTGAGATGGCCCAGGCCAACCCTGAGCTGTTTGAGAGTGGTGGGGCTAACGGGTTTGTAGCTTCTGTGGGGAATACCCCCGCACAGCCGAAGGCTTCCAACTCCGCGCAGCTTGCTAAAAAGACGGATGACAGGCTTGCTGGTTTGGCTGCCGAGCAGATCCGTGATGGTGATATGGCCCCAATGGATGATGAGCCCCCAGTTTTGGAACCGGCACCAGAAGCGTCAAACGATGATTTGGAAGTAGGCGACCTGTAATGTGTCTAACGCTCGAGAAACTAAGGGAGGTGAAAAGAATGGTTGACTCTATGCCACCCCCGGCTCGCTTTGTTAGGGTCAACCCGAAGTTCTGGCGTGCAGTGAGAGACGGTTTCTCAGTCCCTTACGTCAGGAGACCGACTGAAGCTCTTTGGAACGGACTTCCTGTCCGGTTAGATAAGAGGGTAAAAAACGTAAAGGTGGTATATTGAGTGAATTCGAGAAACTCCGAGCTCTAGCTCTCAGGGCAGACGATGACCCTTTGGCGCCTGTCCTGGTAGACTACCGTGCTGAGATCATCTGGGTTGATGGCATACCTACCCTTGCCAATGCCCCCGTTCGTCTATCAGCGGCACCAAAGAGTTCTATGGAGGCCCTATTGATGAAGGTCTTAGACCTCCCGTATGATGGGAAAGACCCAGCGTTGCAGGGATTGACCAATGGTGAGGCTACGATGGTTAATCTCGCGCGAGACGCCGCAGCCGGGATGCCCAGCGCTAGGGAGATTGTCCTGGACCGTGTGATGGGCAAACCTCAACAAAACATCAAATCCGAGTCTGTCAACCTGACCGGGGACCTAAATGAGTTCCTGGACAAAGTGGCCGAGAAGACCCGTGTCCAGACCGTTGATGTCCCTGCTGAGGTTTCACCCATAACCGATGTGGAGGATTTGTGACCCAACGGCCTAAAGACATCCAGGAGGAACGACGGCGGGCTTTCAAGCTACTCTTAGAAGACCTGCCCACCTTTGCTGAAAACTGTCTTAAGATCAGAGACAAGCAGGGGAATATCGTGCCTTTGGTGTTTAATGAAGCTCAAAGGTATATCCACAGGAAGCTCGAAGAGCAGAAGAAAACCCAGGGGTTTGTGCGTGCCGTGGTCCTAAAAGGGCGCCAGCAGGGGATGTCCACCTACACTGCCGCCCGGTACTTCCAGCAAACCCTTCTTGGCCGCGGGTCCACATCCTTCATCCTATCCCACGAAACGAAATCTACCGCAGCCTTATTCTCTATGGTCAAGCGTTTTGTCGATCACCTACCCCCCGGCATGAGCCCGGGCCTGGATACATCTAATAAAAACCAATTAAAGTTCAGCGGCACCGAGTCTGAGTATACGGTCGGAACCGCGGGGAATGAGGATATCGGTCGATCGATGACCATTAAATACCTTCACTGCTCTGAGGTAGCGTTCTACGCCAGGACCGATGAGCTGGAAACCGGTCTGTTTCAGGCTGTTGCCGATATGCCGGGAACCGAGATTATACTTGAGTCCACAGCTAATGGCCTTGGGAATATGTTCCACGAACGAGCTATGAAGGCGCAAGCGGGTGTCAGCCTTGAGCAGTTGGTGTTCATCCCCTGGTACTGGCAAAGGGAATACCGCCTGCCGCCTCCTGCCGGGTTTTCTCCAACGGAGGAAGAATCTAACCTAATGCAGGCTTACAAGCTGGACCTGTCCCAGATGTACTGGCGTCGTATGAAGATCGCCTCTACTAAGGGCGGGCTTTGGAAGTTCCAACAGGAATATCCGTTCACCCCAGAGGAAGCCTTCCTGATGTCCGGTGAGACATTCTACACCAAAGAGTCTCTGATGGCTGCCCGGAGATGTACGGCCACCTCGCCAAACGCACCTATCATTATGGGTGTCGATTGCGCGCGTACGAATGACCGTTCGGTATTTACCCTCCGGCAAGGGCGGGCTGTTATCCATTACGAGGTTCATAAGGATTTGAGAGCAGAAGGTCAGGCTCCGACACAACAACTTATCAGTATCGCTGCTCGCCTGATCGATCGGTATGGTGTTGCTAAATGCTTTATCGACGTCGGTTACGGCTACGGCGTTATCGACGGGCTGCACACCCTCGGCTACAAGAAGGAAGTCATGGGTATCAATTTTAAACAGCGCCCCATCGACGACGTTCGGTTTTTGAACAAACGTGCTGAGATGCACGGCCTGGCCCGGGATTGGGTCGAGGAAGGCGAGACGAGCATCCCCGATGATGACCAGTTCGTGTTCGATCTATTGTTAATTCCGCAGGAAAAAGAGACACCCACTCATAGAATGTTTCTACCTCCAAAACCAGAGATCAAGGCAAAGAGTAAAGTTAGTCCGGACATCGATGATTCTTTTGTCCTGACATTCGCTTTTCCCGTAGCACATAACTTCAGAGAGGGAGGCCGGCAACCCCGTCGAGCCAGGAATGTCACGCAGTCCAAGTCCTCAAGCGCCCTCACCACACTGAACCGTCTTAGACAAAAATAATAAAATATGTTTGACATAACTCCTTTTGTTCGCTAGAGTAAAAATGAAAGGGGATTACCTATGGCAGAAGCAGTCGCTAATATAGCTGTTATGTTTTTCGTTAGTAAGGGCATAGAGGAAACTGCCAAAGGTACGGTCTCCGCGTTTAAAGGTAAGGGTAAAGAAGAGACCCCTGTAGGAACCGGTCCGGATAGCCCCGAGGCAGAGAAACTAAAACAAGAAACCGCCAAAGAGAAAGAGACATCGGCTGCTCGTCGTACGTTATTTGCGGAACCCACTTCTGGGTTTGGTCCCAACACTAATTTAGCCCGGTCGTTCTTGACGACTCTCTAAGGAGATTATGGCCAATAAGCCGTCTAAAGTTAGACTTTATAAATTCAGGTACAATAAATTATACGCCGAAAAACGACAGTGGCATCCGATGTACCAGTTGATCGGCGAGTACGTTATGACCCGCAAACAGAATTTTCAGATATCGGGTCAGCCCGGTGAGTTCTTAACTGAACAGCTTTTTTCTTCCGTAGCACCTAACTCAAATCAGCGTATGGCATCCGCCATGATCGGGAACCTCTGGCCTAATGGCGCGCGTTCTGTTCGTCTTGTTCGGCCACGTAATATTCCCAATACAAAAGAAAATAAAGATTTCTACGATGAGCAGACAGATATCTTTGTTGATGTTCTTGACGCTCCGGAAACCGGGACGATGACAGCACTTCAGGAATACATGCTGGACCAAGGGGCTTTTGGTATTTCAGGTGTCCAGGTAAACAAGACCGGAGACCTCACAGACCCGCTTCGGGTATCGGCTCTGAACGTAAAGTATTTCCTGATCGATGAAGATAAAGACGGATTCGTCGATACGGTATTTGTTGATAAGGTATGGACAGCCAAACAGATCGTTGAAGAGTATGGAATTAAAAATGTATCCATAAGAGTTAAAGAGGCGCACGAGAGTTTTGATATCAAGACGACATTTAAGGTCGTACAGATAATTGAACCTAGAAAGAACGCTCCGATCCGGCCACGGAAGAATACCGAGTACCCTTTCACATCCTTCCATTTTGAATTTGATAGCGAAAAGATTTTACGCGATAGCGGGTACTTGAATATGCCTGTTGTCATATCTCGGTTCTTGAAAGCTATGGGTGAGAAGCAGGGACGGTCTCCCGCTATGTTCGCTATTCCAGCGATTATGCGCCTCAATGTTGTGTGGGAGTTGTTGATGCGTGCAGGGGAGAAGAAACTTGACCCACCGCTCTATTTACTTGATAACGGCGTTCTTGGTGGAGATACTATTGACACCTCACCAAGGGCGATAAATACTTTCAGCGTATCTGGAATGGGGGAGAAATCACCTGTGGGTACGCTTTTTGATGTGGGCCTGCTTCAGGATATCTACCCGATCGCAGAGACTTTGGTTAACGATATCACACAGGCTTTCTTCATCGATCAGCTTATGGACCTCAACAAGGATTCCCGCATGACTTTAGGGGAGGCTCAGATCAGAGACCGTATTCGTGGCGAGGGATTGAATTCCATATTCAAGCGCCAGGAGACAGAATTTTTTAGTAAGTTCGTCAGAACAACTTATAACATGCTTCTTGAGGAAGGGTTGCTGGGGGTTATCCGCGGGAGTGCTGCGGAGGAACGGATTTTAGCTGCCGGTCTGGTTCCTCTACATATCCCAGGAGACATCGCAAAGGCTATGCAGAGAGGGCAAAAGGTATATGATATTAAGTATGTCTCACCCGCAAGCCGCATCATGCGGACTGAAGAGCTACAGGGGGTTGTTCAGGCGCTAGATATTACACTTGGTGCGGCTCCTTCCTTTCCAGAGATGGCTGATTGGTATGATCCTGAGAAGCTGGTTAAGAAGATAAACGAGCTGTCCGGTGTTGACGAAGAGGTTTTAAGATCGTTTGAGGTAGTTACGAAGTTACAGGAGATGCGGGCCCAGGCGCAGGAACAAGCTATGCAGGTTCAACAGGCTCAGGTTGGGGCGGATATAGGTATGAAAGTTGCCCAGGCACAGAGCATGAAACAAGGAGCTATAAGTGGCCGACCAAGAGGCTAAGAAAAAGGAGTCATTAGAGCTGGCTCGCGCAATCAATCAGATAGCCGAAACACAGGCCGGCCAACTCTTTTTCCGTTGGTTAGCGAATCAGTGCCATGCGAATCGTAGTACGATCGTAGGAAATCCGCAAACTTTCGAGATCAACACATTAGGTTCAGTTTGCCAGGCTTACGCACAGGGGATATATCTCAAGATCAGACGCGCCATGAGTGAAAAAATAAAACAAAAAATAGAACAATAAGGAGACACCATGCCAGACCCAGAACCAAATGTGGACCCGAAGGTATCAGTAAAAGTAGACCATAGTGCGGCGGACCCCAATGCGGGTTACACACCCCCAGACCTGAATTTACAAGAGGCGATACCGCCAGAATTTCGAGATAAACCGTATTTTAAAGATAAGACGTTCCCTGATCTAGTTAAGGACCATGTCAATTTACAAACCCTTCTTGGGCAGCGACCGGCAGGAATCCCGGCAGAAGACGCTCCAGATGCAGAATGGGGGACGTTCCTAAGCTCTCTCCGGCCTAAATCAGGTGACGAGTATGAGCTTCCGGAAACCGAATTTTCTAAGGAGAAAGGGCGGAGTGATGAATATGTCAAAGCCGTTAAAGATGTCCTTTTTGATGCGAATGTTAATAAACGTCAGGCAACAGCTATTCTTTCTGGTTTTGAGAAATTTCTAGCAGACGGGGTAGAGGGACAGGCAACTCAAACTGGAGAACAGAAGGCTGCAAGAGAAACAGAGTTTGAGGGTCTTTTAGATACAGAGTACAAAGGCGAGAAGCAGAATGTAATCGAGCGTACAAAGAAACTCATGACCGAAATGGTGACTCCGGAGTTGAAGGAGAAAGTCACTGCTGTTTTGAAAGATGTATCTAATGAGACGTTGTTTGCTCTCACTGCTGTTTTAGAAGGGGTTCACAAAAAGTATATCGCTGAGGATACTCCTCCCGGTGGTGGTGACAATGTCGGAGGTGATGCGGGATCGCTACAGGCCGAGGCTGAGGGCATCATGAAGGGCGACACGTATAAGAATTTCCGTGCTGCTGGACACGATGCAGCAAAGCAGAAGGTCCGGGATATATTTAAGCAAATTTCGGAGATGAAGAAATAAGTTGTTATTTTTGTTGACAAGCTGTTTGTTTTCTAGTTAAATATAAATAGAGCGGGGAGTATCGAAAGATATCCGCGGTCAAGCCTGCCTTATGGCGACACGTCCGAGAGGTCTCGGGGAGCGTACCTTCTAAACGTGTTTAAAGAGTTTTACCATAGGAGGCTACATGCCCGCACAAATTGAAACCGCTCAGGTAATACAGTTTTCTTCCGCCGTTCATCTCGCTGCACAACAGATGAGGGCTCGTTTTGCACCGTTGTTCCCTGTCAAGCAGTTGACAGGAAAATCCTTTGCTTACGACGGCATCGGATCGATCGAGGCCCAAGAGTTAAGTGGCCGTTTTAACCGCGTTACTTTTTCTGATCTGAAAGTTACCAGACGTAAAATTGGTAGACGTCGATTTTCTCTTACCCTTCCGTTTGATGAAGACGACGCGTCAAAGGTTCTTATCAACCAGGAAGCTGAATATTCACAGGCTTGCGCCATGGCGATGGCTCGTGTTTATGACCGTATTGGTGTTGAGGCTTCTTTGGCGTCAGTTTCTACTGGCGAGGATATGGATACAACCGTCGCGTTTGCTGCTGACGGTGGACAGACAGTTACAGCTACTGCCGGGTTGACGTATGAAAAGCTGCTTGAAACCATTCAGAATTTTATCGATGCCGATGTTGGCAACGATATGATGGAAGATTTTATCTTCTGTGTTTCTGGTGACGAGCATACAGCCTTGATGAAAGAAATTGAATTGACGTCTGGTGATTACAGTCGTCAGTATAGTATTGATAAAGGTGCTATCCAGGAAGCTACTGGTTTACGTTTGATTAAGTTTGCCGCAAATGCAACAGATCCGATCTTGAGCGTAGCTAGTGGTGTTCGTGATTGTATCGCCATGAGCTCTCGCGGTCTGTGTTATGCTATGCCAAAACAGTTTGAGATCGTTGTTCAAGATCGAACTGATTTGGTGCAGACGAAGCAGGTGCAGGTGAATTGGACCCTTGGTGCTGTACGTACTGAAGGCGTCTTGGTTCAAAAAGTTACAACAACCGACTAATCTTTTTTAGTCAATTACTTTTTAACGATTTCTAACAAAGGAGTGTTTTTATGTCAACTGATCAATATGCAGATTCTCAACGACAAAGCGGATTACCGGCTAGAGCGCATGAGTCTAGCGGCGTTAATTTGAGGTTGAGAACCATTACGTTTGAGACGTTGGTGGCAGATGATATTAACGATATCAGACGTCTTTTTACCGTCGGGGCTCATGAAATTCCTGTTGAGTGTAAGATCATTAATGACGCTGTTGCAGGGCTAACTGATCTCGATGTTGGTCTTTATCGTCCAGGTGTAGGTGGGGCGGTTGTTGACGCCGACGCTTTGATGGATGGTACCGATATCAACGCCGGTATTGCTTGGGCGTCAGCGACAGATGGTCTTGCGGCTCTTGGTGTTGAAGAGCGAGGTGTTTTATCGTTTCTTGAAATTGCTAACGACGTGGCCACTGATGACGCTATCGGTAAGATCCCGGCTGACTCTTATGATGTTGTATTAACTTACAACTCAGAGATCACAGGCGCTGGAACGATAACCGTTATGTTATGGACTATCGACCAGCAATAAGTAGCGTTCTATTGTAATTTAGAGCGCACGCGAGTTATCGCTTGCGTGCGCTCTTTTATTTAGGAGGGTATATGGCTAGACCCGGCAGCGATGTTGCTATATGCAACTTGGCACTCGATCTCCTTAAAGAGGCACCTATCACGATCATCTCCACCCCGGTTACTAAAGTCGAAGCTCTTTGTGCGCGTTGGTATGTCTTGATGCGGCAGGCTCTTCTTTCTGCGTATAACTGGAATTTTGCTTTGAAGAGTGCGGCTGCTAATCGGGGAGGAACACCGACCATAACTAATTTTACCGACTACTATACACTCCCTAACGACCTTTTGAAATTACGAGCTATTACTGATCCCGACATACCTTTAAGCAGAAGAGATTTTGAGATACAGGGGAATGGGCTTTATTATAATAACGATGAAGAAGACACCCTGGATATATGGTACACCAAAGACGAAACGACGGTATCTCTTTACCCAGCCCTGTTTATAAAATTATTTTCTGAAGAGCTGGCTATTGTTTTGGGTAAAAAACTAACTGCCCGCGCGAGTATTATGAAAGACATTAAAGAGGATAGGTTAGAGACACGACGTTTGGCGCGGGCTATGGATGGGCAAGTAAGAGCGCCGTATAGGTATGAGAGTAGTCGAATTGTAAATGCTGGATTAAATCCTTCAGCCGGTGTTAACGGGGTTGCTGGGGATTATGAGTTTGATTTTGAATATGACTAAGGATTATCTATGTTTGAACAATTCCTATCTAATTTCTCTGGTGGGGAGGTTTCTGAAGAAATCTTCGGTCGCTACGATTCCGAGCTCTATAAAAATGCTTTAGCACGTTGTGAAAATTTCTTTTCTCTGATCCAAGGCCCCGCGCAATATCGTGGTGGATCTACGTATGTGCACCCTTCCCGTCTTCAGAAAACATCCCGTATCGAACGATTTAAGCATAACGACGAACAGGTATACATCTTAGAATTCACGGATGCGAAGTTACGTATCTACGAGGATGCAGCGATCACTACTAGTGCGGCAACTACCGAAACGATTGCTGGCGCTACTCAAGCAGGGCCCTGTGTTTTAACAATCACCGGACATGCTTTAACGACTAACGATGAAATTTATATTTCCGGAGTCGTTGGTATGACGGAACTTAACGGACGATTTTTTCGGGTGGTTAACTTAGGTGCTAACACAGTGTCATTAAAAGATTTATTTGGCAACGCCGTGAATAGTACAGACTATACAGCGTATGCTTCAGCCGGCACGGCAGCCCCCGTTTATGAAGTGACTTCTCCTTATGCGGAAGCAGATTTAGAAGACTTCCAATTTGACCAGGAAGGAAACATAGCGTATTTTGTTAGCCGGGGCTATGCGCCATATAAGTTGACACGAGTAAGTGCTACGGCTTGGACTTTTGCTACCTACGCCCGTACAGCTGATCCGTTTACCGGTGCTGATAAATACCCTGGCGCTGTGGCTTTTTACGAAGGGTGTTTGTATATGGGCAGCTCTAATGATTATCCTGACCGGCTCTGGCGTACGCGAGGACCGCAAGCTACGGGGGCTACTAGGTATGAGGACTATACTACTGGGGAAGACGCAGACCACGCTATCATAACTTCCGTAGCGACAGGCACAGGAGATATAGCGTATATCCAATGGCTAGCCGGGTTGCAAGAATTTATAGCGATAGGAACAGAGGGCGGGGTGCTAGGTATGGATGGTGGCGGGGATGCAGCTATCACGCCTTCAAATTATCGTATCCGACCTATCGACCCTGTTGGTGTTCAGGGCATCATGCCTGTTGTTAACGGGCAGTCAATTTTTTATATGCAGAAAGGTAGTCGCACGTTACGAAGTTTTGATTACGATGTTCTATTGGATAACTATAAATCCACAGATAGACAATTTCTCGCTTCTCATCTTACCCAAGGAGGAATTAAACAGCTTGCAATTCAGCGGTGGAAGACTGATCTTCTTTGGGCTGTTCGTAATGACGGCGTATTGATCTGCCTAACGATCAAACCAAAAGAGGATGTGTCGGGTTGGCACAGGCATAAATTAGGTGGTAGTGGGAGTGTTATAAGTATCGCCGTTGAGCCGCAGGTAACGGGTTACGATAGGCTATACGCTGTCGTTGAAAGAACGATAAATAGTACGACGACGAGGTATACTGAGTACACCAATGAACCGTACGAGGGTGTACGACGAGACGACTACTATACCGGTGAAGATAACGAAACCGCTGACGATGTTGTTTATGATGCTGCGTTATTTGCTGCACAGCAGGATGCTATTTATCTTGATAGCTCTTTAACTTACGATGGGGCGGAGACAGACACCATTACTGGGCTTTGGCATTTAGAGGGAGAGACAGTTTATGCGTTGACAGACGGTAGAATACATGCTGCTTTAGTTGTAGCGGACGGGTCAGTTACCTTAGATTGGGACGCGGAAGTCGTCCACGTAGGGTATAAATACCGTGGTGTCGTCATCCCGTTAAACCTTGTCGTGACTGGGCAGTTGCAGAATTCTATATCCTTCGGTAAGAATGTAAGCTCCTTAGCACTTGTTGTTTCACATACGATAGGTGTAAAGTATGGCACTTCGTTTTACGATTTAGAAGATATCGCTGCAACGGAGACAGGTGGAGATACGGACTCCCCTCCGGTACCTGTTACCGGGGTGATATCTTTACCACACGCAGATTCGTGGTCGTCGGATAAACGTATTATGTACGTCCAGGACGACCCGTATCCGTGTATGCTTAATGCTTTTAACGCCACGGTCGAAGTCGGAGAAAAATGATAGTCAAGCCGTTTAAGATGGGAGACTATGTAGACGCTAAGTTAATTAACGGTGTAGGGTTTGAGAAATGGAATCTAGCAAATGGTATTGTCGGTGTGTTGTTGCTTATGGAAAAGAGTAAGACGTTCTGGACGGTTTGGGAAGGTGACTCGGTAGTGTTTATTGCTGGCTGGTATCAGGCATGGGAGGGTGTGGCTGAGGTATCGTTATTTCCGACGGAGCTTTTTCGTCATAGAATTTTGGGTTCGGTAAAGCTGTTGAAAAAAGGATTAGGTTCTTTGGCTAAGAGATCGCGCAGGGTACAGATAAATTGTAGAGACGAGGAGCTCTTTTTAAATTTTGCTAAACGATTGGGGTTTTCGTATGAAGGACGGTTACGAAAATTCGGATATGACGGAAAGGATCACATAATGATGTCAATAGTAGGAGGAAGCTAATGGCCGAAGTAGCCTTGTTAGTTGCTGGTCTCGCAGCCGGCGGATCACAAATTTATTCTGGGATAGCCAAAAAGAACGCGGCTGGGGAAACCGCCAGTCTCCAGGAGGAGCAGGCGAAAATTGCGCTATCTGAGTCTGAACGGGAGGCCGGACAAAAGTCAGACCAGCGTAGAAAGTTTCTTGCTGAACAGAGAATGGCTTACGTTGCGAGTGGAGTTTCTTTGATGGGGACGCCAGGTATTGTTCAGGAGGCCACGTTTAATGAGTTTCAGAAAGAGATAGACGCAATTATAAAGTCTGGCGCAGCAAAATATACTCTAGGACACCGGCAGGCCGCTGTTACAAGAAAGTCTGGTAGGGCCCAGTTAGTTTCCGATATTCTATCCGGAGTCGGTACGATCGGCACTACCGCACATGAATCAGAAATTTTTGAATAGGAATACGTATGCCAAAAATATCAACGTACACAGCAGGGAAGCTGGCTTCCGAACAGGTTGGAGTGCCTTCGACAGATCAGAGTGGCGCTATTATCGGCGACGCCGTTACCAGGGTAGCGGGCGGTATTGTAAATGAAATTGATGCAGCTCTGACGAAGCAGAGGAATCTACTCCAGCGAGCAGAGGTTACAAAGAAGATTAGTCAGTTTGATTCTGATATGGCAGTCACCTCAGCAAAGATTAAGCAGGAGAATCTTTCGTCTCCGGATGCGGGGGTTAAACAGCTCGAAGCTCGTCGAAAAGAAATTTTTGAGGGATACAAGGTTGGCATTACTGATCCGGATGTTAAACTTCAGTTTGATGCTTTAGGGTCTGAGAGTTTGGTTAAAGGCCAGGCGTTAGATAAGATTTGGGCTTTCCAGGAAAACAATAGACTCATTCAGAAAGATCATTTTGATCGTATTTCTAATGACGTGGCTTTTGCTGGCCAGACAGATAATTTTAACGAAGTTATCGAGAAAGCGTATTTACTAGATAAAGATAGAGAAGATTTTTACCAGGCGTGGGGCGGAGTTATAGAGGGTGGCCAGGTAATAGACAAAGGGCAGGAAGGTCTGTTGAAGTCTTATTTCTACGGCCAGTTGTCTAAAGGAAATGCTTTTAAGGTCTTAAAAGAAATCGAGAGTGGACAGTTTGGGCCTACTGATGACACTAACGGATTGATCGACCCACAAAAATTGAAAGCGATGAAGACTGCCGCCACGACAATGGCTAAAGCAGGGAAAGACGACGCGGCGGCTAACGCATTGATAGGTGCAGTACAAACCAATTATGATATCGACGCAGCATTAAATGAGCCCATATCCGCGACCGAGGAGAAGATTAATTCTCTTTCCTTCGAGATCGAGAAGAAGAAAGAGCTAGAGAAAATAGGCGAAGTAAGCGCCGAAGAGATAGCTGTTTTAGAGCAACATCAAGAGTTACTAGAGAATATTAGAGGGACACAGATGTCTCGTAGTAACATGTTTGTTGTACCTGATGAGCAGGTACAGGCAGATATGACTGCCCGGTTCTTTGGGCTTTTTGGAAAGAAAGGACTGAAAGCCCCTTTCAAAGCGACACTTGAAGAAGTGTTTAAATTTCAGCAGGACCTCGTAAAAAATAGAGACAGTTTAGACCCTGCTTTTGTTAAGAAGTATTCTGCGTTGACACAAGCGGCTTTTCAATCTGAGATACAAGGGTTTAAAAAAGGAAGTAAGCTGGCCACTAAAAAAAGCTGGTTTGGGTTAGGGCCCACAGTTGCGGAAGATAAGGGGCAGCTAACAGGTTCTAAAAAACTCCAAAATATTTTCTCCGATATGATAGGTCAGCATAATCCTGAAGACGGGAACCAACAACTCTTTGAGACCATGCAAATTTTCGTTGACGACCTGGATGAGCGATTAGATTTAAGAAATGAAGACGATTTACAAATGCTTCCACAAGTTGATATAGACCAGTTGATGACCAGTGCTAAACGTAAGATGCAGCTAAAGAAGATGGGCCTCCCTATATACCTCGGAGAGAAAAACGTGATATATAATAACGGAGTGGGCTATACTATCGTTGGGTTTGATACTGACGGTATGGCACAAGTGGAGCCGAGATAATGGTTATCAGACTTGATGAACTTCCACCAGAGAGTGCAGTTTCTCCTTTACCAGAAGGTGCGAAAGCTCCTACGACGTCCGTTCGCCTGGATGACTTAAATGCGATGCAGGATGGACAGAAGGTTCAGCAGGAGGACTTCGATTTAAGTAATCTGAGTTTTACTGAGGCTGAGGCTAATGTACTAAAAGCAAAAGGCAAGATAGGGCATTTTGAACAGGCCGTTCGCATGAAGAAGATGGAGAAGGTTCCCGTCGTTGGGTTGCCTTTTTTATTATACGAGGCTGCGGCTGTTCAGCGTTCTTTCACCAGGCTCCAGAAAGACGAGTATGGAGACAATGACGAGTTGAGAGTGAAGGATATGGAGACGGCTGAGAAGGCCATAAAATACGCCGGCGAGGAACAGCTTCGTGGATTTACTTGGGGTGGACAGGTTGTCGAAGGGGCAGCACAGCTCCCTGCGTATATGGTTGAGTTTGCACTAAGTAAATTTTTTGCCGACCCAGGTGCCACGACTGCGGCTCGGTTTACTGCTAAACAGTTGTTAAAAATGGGTGTCAAGAAAGGGGCTCAAAAATTCGCGGCTGGGGCGACTAAGATGGCCACGGCTGCGGCGATCAGGACAGGAACGGTCTTTGCTCCGCGTGTGGCGACTGGATTTTACGAGCAAGAGGCGGCTTTAAATCTCACTCCTACAGACAAGGGACTTCAATTAAATGAGCAGGTACAGTCGGCTCCGGTTACTTCTTTTATGAAGGCTCTGGGTGACGTCTATATAGAGGTATTCTCCGAAGAGGCGGGGAAGTACATATTCAATCCAGCATTTAAGAAGATGGGGAGTGCTAAATTTCTTGCCGGTACTGGTAAGGTTATTAAAGACATGTTTAAGAAATTGCACCCTCTCGAGTCTGTTGGAAAGTTATTTACGAAGACCGGGTGGGATGGATTCATTCCTGAAGTTCTCGAAGAGGTTTGGGGGGA